GATTAGAAACGGTTGCTTGAGCACCACTGGTTTGTCCAGTCAGTCTCATATCTTTTGCAACAAATCCAGAATATGTTCCCTCGGGTTCATTGGAAAGAGAGAAGCAGTCAACGTTCAATACCTGAGAAGTTGATGAATATGTTCCAGGTAATGTTTGTCTATCATATGGGTTAATCAGATAAACCTTAGTTGGGGAATTGTATGGACCTTCCTTATGATTTGAAGTAGCAACTCTGAATGTAATTGCAGCAGCAGTGCCTTCATCATCTACTGGTTGTTGTGCAGAAGGAAGCATCACGCCAGAAACAGTTTCTCCAACCTGGAAGGTTCCAGAAAGCATTGTGATTTCCAGAAGTTTTGGAACACAATATTTACTTACACCTTCTCCATCGAAGAATGGATAGAGTCTGGTGGATGGTTTTACACTATTGGCATTAAACTGGATGTTTCTAGAGCGCATGAAAGAAATCAGTGCTCTACTAACAACTCTATCTCCTTGAGACGTTTCATCAAACTGCTCAGTGATTACAGTTCTCGTTCCAGTTCTAGTTTGAATACCAGTATCAATAATTTCACGGAAGTTGTCCTGAACTACTCTGTCAGTTACAGTTTCTTGCCATCTATTAACAATTCCGTTACCAGAACCGATAGTTCTATTTCCACCACCACTGACGAATCTTTCACTATTGGTGTCAATGATTTCTTGTCCAGTCCACTCAGTTTCCCATGCGTTCCAGATAGAAGGTGCGAATCCAGTTTGAGGATCGACATCCAGAGTTCTAGATGCAACTTGCAGAGTTTCAGCAAAGTTACCTTCTACATTAATAACTCTTGCATCAATTCTTTGTTGATCTGTCCAAGTATCAGAAGCAGGTGTCAGTTCGATGCTGCCTTGCCAGAAACTAATCAAGAAAGGAGTTACACTCTCAGTTCTTGTAGCAAATTGCTGAGAAAGCCATTCGACTTCAGTGTAGTCAAGACTGACAACATCGCCAGTCTTTCTGATGTTGCTTCCTTGTGGAGCAGCAAACTGTTTATCAGTTTGTGCATTGACTCCTTCTACAGGACCTGGCATCAAGTCAACAGAAGTAGTAAAGTGCTCAGGACGCAGTTCTTTATGTTTGGCGTCAATACTGTTCTTGAACTTTACGTTATCTTCCTGTGCATTCAGGGAAGTAAAGTTATCCACATAGAATCCAGACTTAAATCTATTGAGTCCAGAATCATCAGAGATGAACAGATTGGCAGTGTTAGTTTCTAATAGAGAAAGAGTTGTATAATATTCAAGATTCTTGATTCTACCCTCAAGTTTCTTGATATCAACCATTCTATATCTCTTATGATCTAAGAACTGAACATCTGCTGTTCCAACATCATAGAGATATGGTGGGAGTGTGATGCTTGCAATTTCCAGAGCATCTTGAATTGGTGCAGGTTTTTGTGGATTCTCCGAAGGAGTACCATACTTAACTTGCATTTGTCCAAACTTATTCACATAAACTCTATCAATTCTTCCCAAATAGAATGAGAAGTCTGTGACGATAGATTCATTAGATGCCAAGATGTTTGCTGCAGAATCTCCACTCTGAGTGAAAGTTCTTCCAAGGAATTCTAATGGTGAACGTGAGTTCTCAGATACCGTATATGGTGCAGTTCTGGGACGGATATCAATCATATCCGTGTTTCTTACACCATTGATAGATTGAATTTCAGTCTTGTAATCAAACGTATCATAAGACTGAACGGTTGTAATATCACCATCGTCAGATGACTGATAGTTTCCAGACTCAAAGTAAATCTTCAGTTTTCTTTGAGGAGACTTCTTACCTTCTCTCTTGGTGATAAATCCAGTATCATAGAAAGAAGGATTTTGTCCTGTATTAAACTTAAAGTTTGCAGAAACTTCAGTACTAGGAACCTGGACGTTTGATACTACTGCTCTGAGATTAGACTCTCTGAAGAAGACAGTTTCTCCTAAAATAAAGTTAAATTTATTTTCTGGGATAAACGAAATTGTTGTGTCATTAACTTTTTCGGCAACCATAGCGATTGCACCACTTTCTTCACCCTCAAGCATTTCGCCAGAGATTAAGTCTGTCGTTTTCCCTGTTGCTCCAGTAATAGAAGTTAGAACTGCCTTTGGTGCTGAAGGATCTGAGTTATCTGTAGCAGGGTTTGTTGCTACCTCATAAATGGCATGAATCTTAATAATATCTGGAGTGTTGAGTGAGATGAATTCGTCCTGCACTCTTGTTCCAAATGGATAGTTACCATAAGTCAATCCATCATTAATTGTTGTAGTTCCGATACCAGAAGCAACATTGGTAGATTTATCTACAACTAATGTATTGACTCTATTCTTGAGTTTGACTTTTGACTTAGGATTAACTTTCTTCAGAGTCGCTACCAGCGTAGCAGCAGTATCATCTGCACCCAAGTTATAAAGTTGCAACTGAGAGTTGCCTACAGTCAGTTCAAACTTATCTGATGTCAATACTTCAGTTTTACCATTAGAGCGAATGAGTGTATATCTTTCGACATCAAATGGTTGGAATGTTTCATTATTACCAGCAACAACCTTAGAAGAAAGTTGATTGTTGGCAATATTGACTGAATAACTTCTTCTGATAATCAAAGATGCATCAGTTAAGTCAATTTCTGCAATATTCGCTCTAGGCATCTCAGTGAAGAACGAATTGTCAACAGACGCATCTTGTCTGGTTACCATTAAATCAAACGCAGACAAGTCTGTTTGAGATGCTGGAAGTTTTCCATCTGCTACACCAGCAACAGTGGTAACACCAGAAACAACAATTGCAGAAGATGCAACACTAACAACAGATGCAAATGCAGGATCTGATGAAGTTCCGTTAGAGAATCTTACAATGTTGCCAACACTGATATTAGATGGGAATCTTGTGTTAACACTAGTTACGGTGCTAACACCACCACTTTCTCCACTAATCGAAGAAACACCAACAGAGAACCCTAAAGTTTGAATAGTGTCGCCAGAGAAATATGTTACTGTAGAACCACTACCAGTGGTGGCATGTACAGATTTAACATCACTGAAACCATATGCAGTAACTGCTGTTGCAACTCTAGTATTTGCAACACCATCAATGATAAAAGATTCTCCAACAAGGAAGTCGCCACTCTTATCATAAACATTAAATGAAACCTTATCAGTTACAGCATCCTTCAAGAATGCAGTAGCACCACTTCGTTCACCTTTAATATGTGTAGGAACAGTCAGAGTGATTGGTTCATTAACCGAAATCTCAGTTACGGTTTGAATATCATAAAGACGCAGACTCCACTCATTTGTGTCGGGGACAGCAGCATTATATGAACCAGAATCTAAGTTAAAGTCATAAACTCTTGCAAGTCCAATCTCACTACCAGCTGCAATGGTTGAAGCAATACCAACTCTAGCGTCTCTAAGACTGAGAACAAATGTATTTCCAACTCCAATCTCAGGAGAACCAAAAACTCTATTCAGTTTGAAAGTTGAACCAGCATTGTAATTGATTGCTTGTCCTTCAAGAATTTTCAGACTTCTTGGTTTCAGAGAATCAAGATATGTGGTTCCTAAAGTCTCAATATCATATCCTTTTACAAATGCTCTACCTGGAGAAATTTTATACAGAGCAAGATCTTCTGCAGGAGAAGAACCACTGTATGTCAGTTGTCCTGGCTCAAATACACCTCTATTTCCAACATTATCATTCAGAGATTCCTTAACTACTAAGTCAAAAGGTTTGACATAGTAATCTCCAGATTCTGCATAAGTTCTACTAGCAAGTTTATCCTCAAGATGCTTGTAACTTGTAGTTTCTTTCTTACTTCTTAAACGTCCCGTTTGAACTACAGCAAGTTCGATGAAGTTGCTATCATTAAAATCTGTTAATTCTTTCTTAGTCAGAGATGCAGTGATTTTCAGTCTATCTGCACCTGGTGCAGCATAGTTGTTAAATCCTCTTGCATTGTCTGTTAAAGTTTCGTCAATATCAGAGTTTACAACGTTCTCTGTAATCAGCAGTCCGATTCTATAACTTGGTTCCGAACCATACTGATCGAGCAGCATGGTTTCATCAGCAACTTGAATGAAATTACCTTTAGCAAAGTAAATTCCGTTTTGAATAAAGAATGCAGAACCTGTGGTGGTTGCATCTGTTGGAATAGTTGAAGCGAAAGGTTCTCCAGCTCCAATAATTGTTCTTCCAGTAGCGATGTTTGCGCTAGATGAAAGAAGTTCTCCATCAGAAAAAGTCTTCTGAGCATCGTCAATGCCAGAAGAGAGGTAACTAATGTAGAGTGTTGTGTTATTTCTTTCAGATTCAGAATCTAAAAGGCACTCTTCTACGACAGCAGTTACTCCACTGGATTCTCCAGTGATTGTTGAACCTACTAACTGCTTAAGGTAGTTGGACAGAGGAATTCCAACATAAGTATTGACTAACTGAACACAATCATACGTCGAGCTATATGAAGTGTTACCAGGAATTACTTTGGCACCTTCTTTAAAGAAGTGCTGTCCAAAGTTTTCAATCTGACTCTGTAATATTGACTGTAGGTTATTTAACTCCCTCGCCTGTACTGGATAACCAGGTTTGAACAGAACTTTGTAATAGTCATTGTTTGCGTCAAAATCGTCAAAGTAGGGAGCGACGTTGAGATTAGTTTCCTGTGGCATAATTCTTTAGAACTGCAAAATGACTTTGATATCTTCTTTTTGATTCACGGAACGAGTAATCGAGGGTCTATTATCGACGTAAATAATATTTCCAGAATACTTTTGTGCCTCTGGTTGGGCAACACCCTCTGTAAACTCTTGACCGAGATAATATGTCCTACTATTTATTACCGTTGACAAACCGGTAAAGTTAGTATCAATACCAAGATTGGCAGAACCACCTACAATATCAAAGGAACCGCCGTTGGTAATATTGGAAGTAAATCTTTGAAGTTGGAATCCATATTGTGGATTTGTGTCTGCACTTCCAGCAGTCGTAAATCCTGCCAGAGTTCTATCTTGCCAATACTTAAGAACACCAGTTGTTTCGTCATAAGAAACAACTTTACCAACTGCTGTAGAACCAATACCAATAGTTTGTGTAATCAAAGCATCGGGAGTAAACGAAGCAGAACTATATCCTGCACCAGTCAACTTCAATGCATATGTTGTTGCTGCTTTTTCTAATTCAAGGTTCTCGCTTGAATCATATGCCTTAGGATTCTGAATAATTCCAACTCTTGCAATCTGGTTTCCAGTGATGAAGTCTGGATTCTCAGTATCATTTTCAATTCTAGAATAAATCAGAGAGTTGAATGCACCAAGTTCTCTGTAAATATCAGCACCATGTCCACCCTCAGGAGGAATGATTACATTAAAGGTGGGATTAGTAGTTCCCGTTGGAACGTTTCCAGATTCTAAATCAAGAGTACCAAAAGTATATCCAGAACCACCTTTAGAAATAGTAACCGATTCAACCTTAGAGTTATTGTTAATTACAACAGTTGCCTCTGCATCTCTTCCATCTCCCTTAATGGGAACCTTAGTATATGTTCTATTAGCAGTGCCAAGTCCAACACCTCTATTGGTAATAGTTACAACTTTCAGTTGTCCACTAGAGGAAGCGTTATTTCTTACTGCAACTACATTTGCGTCTGTAGATGTTTCCCAATCTTTGGGAACAGGCATGAAGTTTGTAGAGTCAAACTTGATAATGTCACTTGGACTAATAGTAAAGAGGTATTTCCAAATATATCCATCACCACTTGTTCCTGCTTCTCTTGGTTCTAAGTCAGTAAAAGTAGGTTCATCCAGAGATGCTCTTCCAGAGGGGTTCTCTGGGTTAGTTCCATTCTGCAGACAAATATAAACTCTAAAGTCAGAGTTTACAATATAAAAATTCGACGCATACAACGTGGTAGCGTTGGTTGACTTAGATGGGTTGTTTGCAGAAATATCATTTCTATACATGTCATAAGTGACACCTGATGCCCATGTCAACTTTCTAACAACCTGCTTCACGTCAGAAGATGTAATCTTCTTGAGAGCAATCATTGTGTCCCAATAACTATTCTCTTCATTGAAATTGTCCTTCGGATCAGGAGGTGCCGTATCCCATGTGGAACTAACCTCCGTAGGATTAGGCAAACCTACAAAGGTATAGTAAGAGTTGCTAGTGGACGCAACACTAGCAACAAACTCCTTTGCATTTAAAATACGAAGTTGATCAGTTATGATTGCTGACATTTCGGAATAGTTTTTTACTTATTTATCAGGTTATGAATAGTTTTGAATCTTCAGAGGAGACAATCTAGTAACGACTGCTGAGGTAGAAACACCAGCAGAACCGTTCAGTGTATAGGCGTTAAATGCCTGAGCACTGACTCTTGTACCCAAATCAATTCTTCCCCAGGAGTAGTTTCCATAGAATTCGGTAAGTCCGATTCCAGTGATGTCTCCTAAGTCTTCAACGCTTACAGTTACTCTTCTTACATATGTAATACCAACTCCTGCTACCGCAGTTGTTGCAGTAGAAACAGCAGCGACTTCATAGACGCTATCCAGGAATTGTGTTGTTACACCAAGGGTAGCACCATTTTGATAGAGGGATGTAACACCACTACCAACATTGCTACTATTTACCACGAAATAATCTCCAGCATTGATTCCACTAACTGTGACTGCAGCACCAACAAGATTAGTATCTCTTAGAGCAGAGTCAATAGGAATAAAGAAGTCAAAGACGAATCCTGTAGATGCAACTCCAACTGAAGTTGAAGTGACTCCGACAATTTCACCAAAGTCCCCAAGATACTGACTTGAGATATTTTCTTCACTGATTGTCTGAGGATTCTCAATCAGAACTACAGGTGGAGTTGCACTGGTATATGCTACTCCAGGCGTAGAAACTGTAATGGCAGATACAGTGTCACCAGTGAGGGTTGCAGTTGCGGTTGCGCGAGCAGTTGTTCCAAGTCCAACAGGATTTGCAATGGTAACTGCAGGTGCGCTTGTATAACCAGTTCCACCAACCCCGATGACGATAGATGAAATAGTTCCTGCAGCAGATACAACCGCAGTTGCAGCAGCACCGACGATAACATCTTGAGATGTCAAATCAATTGTTTGAGTCTTCGCAGATGTGGTGTTCTCATTTGCAGGGTTGAAGAATGTAGATACACTTTCGACGTATGCGTTTGTAGAACCAACACCGACAGATTGAATAATGTGCGTGGTTGGGAAGATGTTTCCAGAATTAGGAACTCTTGCTTTACTGACAACCTTTCCACCGACAATCTTGTCTTCAGTTTGCTTGCACCATTGGAGGGAACGCTTGTTATCAGGGTTGCCATCAATACCAAATCCAACGTATGCTTCAGTGCTAATCTGATCGGTAGAGACAACCTCATCAACCAGACGCTCACTTTGCTCTGCAGAACCTCTCTTGATGACGACAGTATCGCCATCTTTAACAGTTTGAAGAACTTCTCTGAATTTAACGTCTACAGAACCCGTTCCCTTGTAGAAGAGAATCTTACACTTATCACCACCAAAGTATCCATCAGCAGATCTGCCTCTAGGAGCACTTGCGAATGTGATTGTGCTACCACCATCGAAACTATATCCATCACCAGGAACTTGCAGAATGTCGTTCAAGAATACCAAGAGTGTTGCTTGAGTATCAACCTGAGAACCTGCAGTTGCCCTAATGGTAACAGGAGAACCGTTAGTCTTCAGAGTAAAGGAACGCTTGATTCCATCAAACTGATCGTGAACCAAGTCAAGAACCTGAAGTTCACCGAAGTGCCATGCATTGAAAGAATCAGACTGAACTCTATCAATCGTGATTTGGAACTCTTCAAGAGTTGAACCAGATACGAGAGGAATTCCTGTAGTTCCACCTGTACCGATGGTTAATGTCTCACCCTGTCCGTATCCATATCCAGTATTTCTAATTTCAAATCCGATGACGCTAGAACCTTGTCCAACAATTACATCTACAGTTGCTTCTGTTCCAAATCCAGAGGTGCCTGCAGCATATGTAAGCGCAATTCCAGAGTAAGAGAGTGGTTGATCGAATACAACGATTGGTTCAGAACCTTGAGAGAATCCAGAACCACCAGTTGTAACCGCAACACTAACAACTTGTCCATTTGCAACTGCTGCTGTTCCAATAAACTGAATGTTGGGTTTTCCAGTGCTGGAAGTTTGAACTCCAACATTAACAACTGTTTGAATACCAACTCTGTAACCAGAACCACTGCTTCCGATGCTGATGCTCGTAATTGTTCCTGCGGAAGAAACAATAGCAGTTCCACCAGCAGCAACCAATGGTTGATAACCAAATCCTCCAGTTGAACCAACAGAAACGATGATTCCTCCAACTGGAATAGATGCATTGTTAGGATCTGATGCCAGAGATGTTGCCGTTCCAGTAAATGTAACACTAGAGATTCCAGAACCTTCAGTAAGAGTGTAATCTTGGTTGGTAGTCAAATCTCCAGTTGGACTCTGGAAGATATTATTGATAAGAATGACTGCATTATCAGTCTTGAATCCAACAACATTGTCTCCGTTAGACTTAAGTGTAAATGTCTTAGTTGTAGCATCAAAGTCTTCAGAAATATCATCGAAGATGTAGTTAGTGTTGTAAGTTCTATCAGAACCACCCTCAGTTCCACTTCTCAGGAATGCTCTTCCTTGGAACGTGGAGAATGTGGTAATACCAGTAAAGTCTCTAGAATCAGGTGCATTTGTCGTGCTACTAATTGGAGTAGGACCTTGAGGTGCGGTGTAGAAGTTGATTGTATTGTCAACAATATTATAAGAACCAGAAACTCTAGTTACAGATGCACCCTCAGTGTGAATAGCAACTTCTGTTCCCATCCAAGGACGTTCAACAAGAACAAAGTTGGTGCTTCCAATACCAACAGTGTTAATCTTCATGATTTCATTATCAATCTGAATCAAGTCTCCACCGAAGAACGAAGAGATTCCACTCATCTTAATGATGACATCAGTCAATTGAATGGATGTAGTCAATCCAGATGTTACAGTTGTCTTAGTAACGGGAGATTGAATCATGTTATCAAGTGCAACCAAACACTTGGTGTTCTGATTCTTTGCAATAAAGTTGTGTCCTGTTCCCACACCAACTGATGTCAAGTCAATGACAACAGGAGTGGATTTCAGGGCATCTTCTGCAGTTCTTGCAACCTTGATGTGCTTAGAGTCAACCTTGACAGCGAACATCGAGATATTGTTTCTTGGCAATGCGGAAGTTGCTCCGATTCCAGAGAATGTAGTTGTTGCAATTCCAACACCCTCAGCACCAGCGGTTTCGGGGAAGTCATATACAATTTCTTCACCAGTGACAAAGAAGTGTTCTGGGAGAAGAACTGTATTGTTCTCCAAGTCGATGATATCAGTTTCAGTGGGATTAAATTCTCTAGAGAAAATTGTCTTGCCACCATGCTTCAAGTCAAATGCTCTCTTAATCGTAACATTTGTTCCACTATAGTTACCGAAGGAACCTGTAATGCTTCCGTTGTTCAAGTCAACAGATGTTCCATCATCAATTCCAGCAACGGGACCGATACCAAGTTGTAAGACACGTACTTCTACATCTGCACTTGCAGGTGGTGTGTACTGGAGGAATGTGTCTGCAGAAGTGAGAAGAACGCCAATAGTTCCAATTCCACCAACGTTAGTTGCAATAGTACCATACTCTGAGATGTAAGCGTCAGTGCTGTTATTAGTGACAATACACTCAGAAATTTGATATGCATTGTTGGTAGTGTCTTCAATACTGATTACATAATACGCTGCAGAGAATCTATTGGGTAAGTCATGATTATAGGTAGCAATGGTATGAATACCAGGAGTTGCAGAGGATGAAAGGGATGTGAAGTGAGTATCAAGAATACCCTCTGACTCAAATGCATTACCGATGATAAGAGTATTACCAACACCAGTTGCAGTGTCATCTGCCATCAAGATGCCGAGAGAAGTGACAGTGTATGCTGCACCGACAGTAGAGTTGAGCACAAGACTTACATTGCTGCCACTAATAGAAGCACTGTATGTTCCAAATCCAGAAGGAACAAATGTTCCTTGTCCCTGATTTGTTAAAGAACCATACTCTACAATATCAACTGTTGTTCCATCATGAATGAGGTTGATTTCATCAAACTCCATTTCACCGTTGAAAGTGTCAATCTCAACCATGAGTTTTGCGGAACGGTAAGTTGTTGCAAAACTGACAATCTCAGTGCTGATTCCAGAAGAGGTTTGACGGAATGTTTGAATATCAGCGATGTTGCCAAGCATGGTAGAACCGATACTTGCAACAGCGTTGTTGATTCCAATGTTAACGCTACTTACGTTAAAGTTGTTGATACTAAACTTGGTTGGGAAGAATTGAAGTTTTCCTTCAGTGCCTTGAGTTTGAATATCAAACGTTCCCATATCATAGGTTGTTTCAACTCTACCATATTGGTTAATATGATTTGTGATTCCATCAGACAAGACATTGACAATCATTGTCTGTCTTTCATCAGTGAATCTAGAGTCTTGAACGAATGTCAAGAACTTATTAGTCTTCTGCAGTGCGTTGAAAGCACCAACAATCGCAAATCTGTTGGGCAGTGGGGTGTTGCTGAACTGTGTGCTGATGTCATCAATCGTCAACACCCTATTGCCAATCGATTCAAAGTAATTCGTAAGAACTCTAGACTGGAAGTTAATCTCAGTCGAGGTGATTTCTCCATCAATGTTGAGAGCGTTTTCGGAAACTAAGTCAAAATCATTGTAGCAGTTCAGACTGCTTACACTAACCAAGTCGCTAATGATGTCAATGGTAGAACCAGATGTCTTAGTAAATACACCTCTGAAGTCCTCATCAATACTTTCAACGATGTGATCGCTAAACTTAACTAATCCAGCAGGGTGTGCCAACGAGGAAACTGCATCGTCCCAATCTTCGAGACTTACTTTAGACTTGAGAGAATAAGAAAGGTTCTGATAATAGTTGTTATCAGAGAGTCTTTCAGTGTTATAACTTAAGAAACCAGTCTCTCTGCTCCATCCTTTGTTGACGACAGCAGAAGAAGCAACAGTTGCCTCTGCAATAAAGTCAGACTTCTCTCTCACAACACTCTGTGCTTTAGAGGAAGAACCGACAATTCTATCACCGACGTTGAAGTTAAACTTACTATCAACTTTGAGCAAGTCCAGTTGATTGTTCCAGTTCTCTACAACACCAACTTTAGTGCCAGAAGTTACTTCTTCACCAATCAAGAAGTTGTTTCTCTTCAGTCTAATGTCAAACTGTGGGAAGAACTTCTCAGGTACGATACGTGCAACAGAGTTCAGAGAATCAAAATTGCCAGCAATCTTACCTTCATCTAAGTCACCTACCATACTGTAGGTGACAACACCAACTGCACCACCAAGAGGGATGTTAACATCCGTCAGAGTGAATAACTTATATCCATAATTTCTAGAGTTATATCCATTTCCTGTTGAACCAACGCCAACACTAACACCCTCAATCAGAACTTTATCGCCAACCGAAAGAGGAGCAGAATCGCTAAAGGCAGTTGCTAATCCAACAGTGACATTCTTAGAGGAGATGTCATAAGAAATACTACCAACCGCAATACCATTAACATTGTTTGTAGGAATGATGGTGGGAGTTACATCACTCATTCCTTTGGTGTTCTTAGGAATTCTTACTACAGTATCACCAATGTCATATTCAATGATGGTGTCAGTAATAAGATTGCCAGTCAATCCATCAAGTACATTCAACTTAGGAGGAATGGTGTAGTTCTTACCTGCGGAAGTAATACCAATTCTGTCAAAGGAAACCAGAGGATCTACAAACAGAACTTCAGGCAAGTTGAGTGTAGGACGTAAAGTATTATCTGCAGAGTAATCGAATCCAATATCGTCAACTGTTGTAGTGACGATGTTACCGATATCTGTGCTATCGGGAAGAAGGATTGCACCACTTCTATCAGGGTTAGTGCTTACTCCAACAATAGTGGCAATTCCAACTAAGTATGGATATCCAGAACCATTGAATTGGAAATCAACCTTAGAGATTGCACCATATGCATTGGTAGAATCAGTTTCATACTTTGCCTTAGAATCAGTAGTGCTGTATGAAGTTCTCTCAGGAATACTGTTAGTATTGTATGTAAAGGTATTTGTTGTTACTCCAGTGATTTGATATGCACCAGAATATACACTATCGTTGACTTGAATTTGATTATGTCCCGATACATCCAAATCATTAATGATTTCACTCTTAACTGCGGGCAAGAAGTTTTCAGAACTTGGAGATGCCTTGTAATACAGTTTTTCGGGAAGAGTGTCAGTAACTCTGAGGGTTACTTTAGCATCTGTGCTAACACCAATTGTTCCAGTGCTAGAAACTTCAAAGGAAGAATCAACCTTTGTAGAAACAAACTTGTTTGTGCAATTAGCATCACTGAATAAGTGGAAGTTAAATGCAGGATATGAAGTGCCAGAACTGTCAAAGGACAGACTGGAATCGGTTAAGTCAAACTCAACTGTATCATTCTTATAAACGCTGAGTGGTGGATTAATTGGAGAAAGGGTTCCAGCACTTGCAGAAGTGATGTCAATAAATGTTGGATTGAATTTTTGAGCATCGTGTCTAGTGAGACACAACTTAATAGTATCATTGCTGTTTTTGAAGACGTAATAGATTTTGCCATCTACTAATCCACCAGACGCAGTAGATGCTGTATGGATAACTTTATCACCAGTGCTTAGTCCATGACTAGTAAGTGTGATACTATTTTCAACAATGTTTACATCACCCGCAACAAATGCTTTAGGATTGAAGACGAGTCTTCTATTTGCATCATCGTATTTGACGGTAATGCTTGTTGTAACCCCTGCAGATAAATCAACGAAAGCGTTGTCGCCAACTGAAAGTCCATGTGTTTCACCTGTGGATACTGTAACAACGTTTTTGTATGCTTCTGCGGTTACAACGTTTTGCTTTTGAGTAGTGAAACTGTGATATACACCTGTTCCAATACCAGCAAAATACAAAGTGCCATCATTTGCGGTTGTAGCAGCAATGCCAGCGAACGTACCAGTTGCACCAAGTCCAACTTGTACTGTTGAAATGCCAATCAAATCGTTGGAGATTCTTGCAACATATACAAACTCTGGAAGTGGGAATGTATTTGCAGCACCAACTGTAGAGACTCCAATAGAATCTCCGTCATATGTGTTGTACTTAAGAATGTCTCCAGTTTGAAGTTGGTGGTTAGGAAGATAAATTGCTCTTGTTTGAATGAAGAGTTGTGTCTTACCTGCACCTGGGTTTGCAAAGGAAAGTGTTACACCAACACCAACGCCACTTTCAGTTCCAATTCCTAATGCTTCGAGGGGATTGAAATAGTATTCTTTGTTTAAGTTGAACGTAACTTTGTTTTCAACTTGCGTTGGAGTGAAACTAAACTTCCTGCTTCTTTCAATTACACTAGTAGTTGCAGTATGTGCAGCAGATACTGTTCCATTTACAGAGCGAAGAACTCTAACTCTAGAACTTAAGGAATCAATATTGAGGATTCTGACATTCTCTGCACCAACGGCAAAAATATCATTCTCTCTGATATTAAACTTGTCATCAAGAATCTCACCAGAGATATTGAAGAAGGTTACGATACCAGTTGAATCTGAGTCACTGACAGCGTTAATCAGTTTAAAGAACGAGGAATTGACTCCAACTCTATGAACTCCACTGATAGTAGAAGTTGCAGTAGATAGTCCAGCAACGGTTACAACCTCTCTTGTTGAGAATAAGTTGGGTGCTGTTGAGAATGCAACGTAATTTTTTCCATTAGGTACAACTTCAAGGTTGTCAATAATAGATGATGCTACACTAACAGTGCTTACGGGTTTTCCT